TACGCTGCTGCGGATGCTGACTTAACACTTAGAATAGCTAACCACTTCCTACCAGTATTGAGAGAGGAAGGACTAGAGCAGTTCTTTTTTGAAGATGAAGTAATGCCGGTTTACAGAGAAGTAACTATTCCAATGGAGCAGCACGGTATCAAACTTAATATAGCTCTACTAGAGGAAACTAGAGTTAAAATTGTAGAGGATTTAGAAAAGCATGCTGACTTAGTTGTCGAAGCCTTATTAAGTAGTCCTGAGATAAGAGGTTGGATTATCGAACAAGCAGCTGAGGCATATCCACCTAAAAATAAAGGAACTTTCACACAGAGATTATTAGAGCAGAATAACGTTGAGCTACCAAGATCAGGTACGAGTGGAAAATTTACAATTAATAAAGCAGCTGTGAATGGATTACCAAATTCAACTATTAAGGATTACTTAATAACTGGAGATCTAGATTATTTAACAAAGGAGCAAATTATAAAGGTTAGTTTATCACTTTGGAAAGAGGACAATGATGGAAAGTTTTTCAATATACAATCCAAGGATCAATTAGGTAAGATAGCATTTAATGTACTAGGTATTAAACCGTTATCATCAACTACAAAAGGGAAAGCTCAGTTTGATGAAGATCTTATACAATCAATCAGCAAAGATTATGAGTGGGCTAACTATCTTCGTATCTATAATAAGCTAACTAAGATCAAGTCATCATACATAGACCGCTTTCTAGATGCAGCAGACGATGGTATATTCTATCCATACTTTAAACAAAACGGAACTGTATCAGGAAGATACGGATCCGATATGCAGCAGCTACCAAAGCCTTTAGAACCGGGACAGGACGAACAAATCATTATGGACTATAATAATGTGATTAGAGCATTCTTTATTTGTCAAAAAGGAACAAAATTACTTGATACGGATTATGCTTCACTTGAACCAAGAGTCTTTGCAACAGTGACTGGTGATCAAGGCTTGAAGGATATTTTTAATAACGATCTCGATTTCTACTCACACATTGCTATAAAGACTGAGAAGTTAGAGGGGGTTAGTGCACATACAAAAGCTCCTAATTTTCTTAAAAAAGTTAATCCAATTAAAAGACAACAAGCTAAGTCGTACTCACTAGGCGTACCGTATGGTATGTCAGGATATGCTTTAGCAATGACACTTAACATACCAACAAAAGAAGGTGATAGGCTTGTTGAAGGCTATTTAGACGGATTTCCCGATCTCCGGAAGTGGAGAGAGGAATCTCGTAAGTTTGTAAAAGAGAATGGATATATAAAGAACAAAGTAGGTCGTATAAGACATTTACCAGTAGCAAAGGAAGTATTTTCGGTAATGGGGGATAAATTGATGGATTGGAGACATAAAAAAAATATGGAAAGGGATTACGGAGTTGAGGTAGTAGCTAATTTATATCGAGATTATAAAAATGCTCTCAACAACTGCCTTAACTACCAGATACAGTCTTATAGTGCATCCATTGTTAATAGGGCAGCTCTTCAAATCAATCGTAGATTCAAAAAAGAAGGTATAGAAGGACAGGTTATTGCTCAAATACACGATCAACTCGTTTGTCAGGTAAAGGAACAATATGTTGAACAGGCTTGTTTAGTAATGCAAGATTGTATGGAAAACACAACAAAACTCGATGGAGTAGAATTAATAGCTATCCCAGTGATAGCAAAAAACTTCAAAGATGGCCATTAAACTCTATTTTCAAGCATGCTAAACTATTTATAAGCTGAAAGATATCCTCAGCTAAATAAATAGAAATGTCATTAATTTATCGTACTTCCAGTATTGCCAACGCAGGCATAGACTATATAAAAGGTTTACCTTTATTATATACCGAACTGGACGGTAACTTTGCAGCCATATCGTCATCGTTTGCAGCAAGACCCATTTACTTACCAGGTCCTGGTATAGAAATACATGGTGACTATATATCTGCATCAGTAAGATCTGTAAATGGTATATTTCCAAATAATGGTAATATCCAACTAGGATTTACACAAACAATAACAGGTACACTAGCAGCAATACCACCTATAGCAGCCGATGGTACAGTTTATATAGTATCAGGTGACCCTAATCCAGCAAATAATGGTGATTCATATATATACGTATTAAGTCTACCAGGTTGGGTACAATTAGCTGTATTAGACCAAGCAGCAGCAGATGCTAGATATTTAATGTTGGCTGGTGTGAATTCACCAATGCAGGGCTCTATAAACATGGGTGGTTATAATATCACAAATGGTGGAACCTTTTTTGGAACAGCAACTACAGCTTCATATATAACAACAGCTCAAACAGCTTCATTTGTAACAGCCTCAAGTGTTTACGGACCGTACGGAGCTAATTCAGTACTAACAGCATCCTTTGCATTAACAGCTTCTAATACACTAAGTGCATCATTTAGTACTTATGCAGCCACAGCATCGTATGTAGCAAACGGACCAGATGTTAGTAGAATACTAAGTGGATCTACAGTAGTACAGTCATATGCATCTGGTCAAGTAGTAATAAGCGGTAGTAGCCCACTAACAACAAGATTAATAATAAGTGGTGGATTAATAATAGGACCTAACCAAGTAATAGGAAATTCAGGCTTTGCAATGGGATACGGCTCAATAGCTGTTGCAAATTACTCAACAGCAAACGGAGCATATAACTTAGCAAATGGAGTATACTCACACGCAGAAGGTCAACAAACAACAGCGTCTGCAATTGGATCACACACAGAGGGATTTGGTAGCATAGCAGGTGGATCGTATGCACACGCAGAAGGATATTACACAACTGCATCAGGACAATATTCCCACGCAGAAGGTCGGCAGACAGCTACTATAGGAGACTATTCACACACAGAAGGATATCAAACAACAGCAAGTGGATCTTATTCACATGCTGAAGGTTTTAATACAATAGCAAGTGGATCTTATTCACATGCAGAAGGTCATCAAACAACAGCAACCGGATACTACGCACACGCAGAAGGAGATAGTACAACAGCATCAGGTACCGGATCACATGCTGAAGGCGAAGCAACAATTGCAAGTGGACCTTATTCACATGCAGAAGGTCATCAAACAACAGCAACCGGATACTACGCACACGCAGAAGGAGGTAGTACAACAGCAACCGCAGACTATTCCCACGCAGAAGGTGCTAGTACAATAGCAACCGGAGACTATTCCCACGCAGAAGGAGATAGTACAACAGCAACCGGATATGGATCCCACGCAGAAGGAGATAGTACAACAGCTTCAGGTTACGGATCACACACTGAAGGATATATTACAGTAGCAAGTGGATTTTATGCACATGCAGAAGGTTATAATACAACAGCAAGTAGAAACTATTCTCACGCAGAAGGTTTTGATACAACAGCCCAAGGAACTGGATCTCACGCAGAAGGATATGGTACAATTGCGTCAGGATCTTATCAACATGTACAAGGTAGATATAATAGACATAACAACGCATCATCACTAGTAATAATTGGTAATGGTGCTAACAGCGGGAGTAGAAGTGATCTAGTATTATTTAATTCAACAGGTGTTATTATAAGCGGATCACTAACAGTAACAAGCTCTGTTAATCTAACTAACTTAACAACAGCGGCTCAAAGCAATATAGTAACAATCAACACTGCAACCGGACAGCTATTTTATACAGCGTCTAGTGCAATAAGTGGTGGTAGTGGAAGTGGTCCAATATCAGTAACAAACTCAACGCTGTATTCCAACAACCCAGCAACATCAAACTTTAATACAACAGAGTCAATATTCTTTGGCACAAATGCTGGTAATGGTGCAACACAAGCAGCACGATCAATATATTTAGGTACGCAAGCAGGTCAAAATGCAGTAAGTGCAAGTGATACAGTATTCATAGGAAGGTATGCCGGTCTAACAGCAGTAAATGCAAGTGCATCAGTAATGATCGGTACTAATGCAGGTCTATATGCAACCAACGCAGGTGGGTCAGTATTAATAGGTAAGGACGCAGGTTACCAAACAGCTAACGCACCACTCTCAGTAATGCTAGGCTACGAGGTTGGTGTAGGAGCTACTAATGCCACTAGCACAACTATGATAGGTTGGCAAGCGGGATATGTTGCAACAAATGCAAGCCATTCTAATTTTATTGGTACAAATGCGGGTGGTTATGCAGCTACAGCATCCTATTCAAATTTCATAGGCTACCAGGCAGGATATGCAGGAGGTGGACTTACTGGAGTTGGAACTAATAATACTATCGTAGGTACAAATATAACATTACCTGGTGGAGTACGAAACTCAATTAACCTAGGAGCTATACTATTTGCAACGGGTACATATTCAACCACAGCTGGAAATCCATACTCCGGTTCAATGTTCGGATCTGGTAGGGTTGGTATTAATATTGTAAATCCACAATACACACTAGATGTATCAGGATCAACAAATATAAGTGGAAATACTACTATAACCGGTTCTCTTAATGTAATAGCAGGCATAACAGGTTCATTATTTGGAACAGCATCATTTGTTCTAACATCATCACTAACCGGCGATTTCTTTGTACAAGGAGGTAATTCATTTAGTGCACAAGCTGTACTTGGTACTAACGATGTTCAAAATCTTGCTTTTGAAACTAGTGGTTCAACTAGAATGTTTATTAGTTCTAGTGGTAATGTTGGTATAGGAACAACATCACCCTCATTTAAACTAGACGTTAGTGGTAGCGATGCTCTAATAAATGGAATTACAGTCGGTAGAGGAGCAGGAAGTATTACAGCAAATACTGCTATTGGTTCTCAATCTTTAGCAAGCAACACCACAGGCACCAGCAATACTGCTACCGGACTTCAAGCATTATTTGCTAACACCACAGGCGACAGCAATACTGCTACTGGCTACACAGCATTACGCCAAAATACCACAGGCGTCTTTAATACTTCTAATGGTTATGGTGCATTATACGCCAACACCACCGGCAGTTACAATACAGCTATTGGCTATCGAGCATTAACATCTAACACCATAGGCAACAGCAATACTGCTACTGGAATGTATGCATTACAAGACAACACCACCGGCAGTTACAATACTGCTAACGGCTTTCGAGCATTAAACAACAACACCACAGGCAACAGCAATACTGCTAATGGCTATGAATCATTATACTCCAACATCACAGGAATAGAAAATACTGCTAACGGCCATTCAGCATTATACTTCAACACCACAGGCAATTACAATACTGCTAATGGCATTTCAGCATTATACTCCAATACAACAGGTACTGAAAATATTGCTATTGGCAGAGCAACATTATACTTCAACACCACTGGTCAAAAAAATACTGGCAATGGTGTTCAAGCATTATATTCCAATACCACCGGAGCCAACAATACTGCTACAGGATATTTAGCACTTGGCTCCAGCACCATAGCCAACAACAATACTGCTACTGGCTATCAAGCATTATACTTAAATACCTCAGGTTCAAACAATACTGCTACTGGACTTCAAGCATTACGCTCAAATACCACAGGCAGCTACAATACTGCTGATGGTTATAATTCCCTTTATTCCAACACTACAGGGCAATACAATACAGCTATTGGACATCAAGCAGGATATGGCACAGGAACAAATAGCAATACAACAGGTGACAACAACATATTCATAGGTAAGGAAAGTGTAGGCGTTAGTGCAACAGGATCTAATAGAACATGGATAGGTAGCAGTTCAACCACTTCAACATGGTTAGCAGGTAATCTATTATTAGGTACTACAACTGATGAGGGATATAGACTAAATGTTAGTGGATCAACAAATATAAGTGGAGATACTACTATAACCGGTTCTCTTTTAATCGGTAGCTATTTAGCACCGGCTCTAAATACAACGGCAACTGCAACAGTCAACACAGGAAGCGGTACAGTAATTTATCAAATAGCTACATCATCATACGATGGAGCTTGGTTTGAATATGTAGCTAAATCAGGATCAGTAGCAAAGGTTGGACAAATCATGGCATCGTGGAGTGGTAGTAGTATAACGATGCTTGAAACAATACCACCAGCAATTAGTCCCGCAGGCAATGCTTTTACAATGAGTATGATATTAACAGGAAGTAACGCAGCCCTTACAGGGTCAGCAACTACAAATGGGTGGGCAGTTAAAACAATAATAAGAGGTATATAATATGACTATACTATAAAAGCCCTTATCGAAAATAAAATGGCATATTCAGAAAAAGTAATCGATCACTACCAAAATCCAAAAAATGTTGGTACGTTAGACAAGTCAAGCAAAAGAGTAGGTACAGGCCTTGTAGGAGCACCAGAGTGTGGCGACGTTATGCGTTTACAAATAGAGGTTGATGATGCAACAGGTATGATTACCGATGCAAAGTTTAAAACTTTTGGTTGTGGAAGTGCAATAGCATCATCAAGCTTAGCAACAGAGTGGCTTAAAGGTAAAAGTATTGATGAGGCACTTACGGTAGATAATATGGATTTTGTAGAAGAGTTAAATCTTCCTCCTGTAAAAATACATTGCAGCGTATTAGCAGAAGATGCTATTAAAGCAGCTATTAACGATTACCGTGTAAAAAATGGTAAAGAGGCTATTAAATTTGAGGATAGTTTGGTTCATTAATAATCCCTCTGCCCCTAATTAAAAAATTACTTCAATTTATAAAAAATTTTTATTGTTTTTGTATATACCTGACTATTTATTAATACAAACAGAGATACGGTAGGTCTCAAGTTATATTAATCATTAACCGCTCACTTTAGGGGAGCAACAAAAACACAGGAGGTTTATTATGACATTTATTAAAGAATGGGAACTCGATCCCTTTGATCTTCTTTGGAAGAATTTTTTCGACTCAAAACCACATTTCACAACACTTATTGACAAAGTTAACTATCCAGTAGACATCTACGAGACGGAAGATGGTATTTACTTTGAACTAGCCGTTGTAGGCTTAGACAAGGACGATATTAATATTCTAACGGAGAGTGACACGTTACGCATCACATACCACAAAGATCCAGACACCCGTCTATATATCTACAAAGGTATCGCACGCAGAGCTTTTGACCTGGCTTGGAAGATTGCAAATAAATATGATCTATCAAAGTTAAAAGCTAGCTTAGATAAAGGACTGCTTAAACTAGAAATCCCATATGCGGATACAAAGCAGCCTAAAAAAATAACAATTAAATAATCAAAAGAGGCCTACCGTAATCTGTTATGTTTAGATATCAATTTTTAAATTTCAATAATAATTTGTATATTATTAAGAAGCTTATAAAAGAGGATCACGGACCTATCATAGAAGTATGGAAGGAACAGCTCAGAGCAGATACAGTACTTAAAAAGGATGGTATATTATACTTCCTTGAATTAGTACCAGAAGCAGTAATTACAAATTAAAAACAAAATAAAGACTATGGTAAAATTAAAACCCGAAAACGGCTACATTGTATTGAAGCCAATTGAAGAACGAGAAGAAACCTACGGTAACATTGTTATCCCGGATCTAGGAAAAGAAAGACCTGAGTTAGGTGAAGTAGTTGCAACAAGCGATACTTTTAATTGGCACACAGGAGAAATCGTAAGAACTAAACTTACCCCTGGCGCTAAAGTATTAATTCCAAAACTAGGAGCCTCAAGGATTTCAATTAAAGGAGATGAATTTTTTATTGTAAAAGAACAAGACATTTACGCACAATTAGAAGACTAAAAACAAACAGTTATTATGAGTACAACAACAGTATTTGGAATAGAGCTAAAAAACAATTATTAATAATTAAAAAGAATTACAAATGAGTCACACAGAGTTTTTACAAGGAACTGAGTTAAAAAATAAATTACTAGTAGGTATTAAAAAGTTAAATCAAGCAGTATCGTCAACGCTGGGTCCTGGAGGTAGAACTGTTTTAATACAGGGGCCTGGTGGAGAGGTTAAGGTAACAAAAGATGGTGTAAGCTGCGCAAAAGCATTTGGGAAGCTAGAAGACCAAGTAGAAGACTTAGGTGCGCAGTTAGTGAAACAAGTATCAATCAAATCCGCTAATGAAGCGGGTGATGGTACAACAACGTCAACATTGCTAGCAGCTACAATGGTGGAAGAGGGATTGAAACTAATTAATCAAGGATCTAACCCAGTAGAAGTTAAAAAGAGTATTGATAGTTATACCAAACTTGTTATAGAGCAATTAAAAGGGCTCGCTAAGGATGTAGCAACTCAGGAGCAGATTAAAGATGTAGCCACAATATCAGCTAATGGCGATGTTGAAGTAGGAGAGCTTATCTCAACAGCAATTGAAAAAGTTGGTAGAGAAGGTATTGTGACATTAGAAGAATCTAAAACAGGAGAAACTACATTAGAGGTAGTAGAAGGTATGCAGTTCGATCGCGGTTACAAATCACCGTATTTTGTTACTAACAATAGTACAATGCAGTCTGTATTAGAGGATTGTTATATTCTAATCTACGATGGTCGTATTTCAACAGCAGCAGATTTACTTAACGTATTAACAAAGGCTAACTCTGAAAATAAAGCATTGCTAATCATAGCAGATGATATTGGTGACGAAGCACTTGCAACCTTAATCGTTAATAAGATGAGAGGTATTGTTAAAGTATGTGCAGTTAAGGCACCAGACTACGGAGACCGTAAAACATTATTACTTGAAGATATGGCAATCTTAACAGGTGGTCAAGTTATATCAAGAGATAAAGGTTACAAATTAGATAAACTGACACCAGCTCAACTAACAGGTTTCTTAGGCACAGCTAGAACAGCAACAGTATCAAAAGACGAAACAACAATTATTGATGGTAGTGGAAAGGAAGAAGCTATTGTACAGAGAGCTGGTGAGATTAAAGATCAGATTGAAAAAGCAACATCTTTCTTTGAGAAAGAAAAGTTACAAGAACGCTTAGGTAAATTAGTAGGTGGAGTAGCAATCATTAGTGTTGGAGGTAATTCTGATATTGAGATTAGAGAGAGAAAGGATAGAGTCGAAGATGCATTATTTGCAACAAAGGCAGCCTTAATTGAAGGAGTTGTGCCTGGAGGCGGTATTGCATTAATTGAAGCTTTAAACGGCTTATCAACTAACCCAAAAGAAATGTCAGCCGATCAGACAAGAGGGTATGAAATTGTTAAGAAAGCATGCTTTGCACCTTTTAAAGTAATCTTACGTAATTGTGGCATAGATGACTACTATACAATCCTAAGGAATTTATCTGATAAACAAACTGGTGATGGTAAAGTATTATATGCATACAATGCAAAGACAGGTGAAATTGTTGATGCAGCAGCTACTGGATTATTAGATCCAGCAAAAGTAACACGCACAGCATTAGAGAACGCAGCGTCAGTAGCTGGTACTATTCTAACAACAGAGAGTGTTATCTTTGAAAAGAAAGCAGAGAAAGATAATAACAATGCAGGTATGGATATGATGGGTGGAATGATGTAAGAGTTGGATAATTGAAAAAAGGTTCGTATGTTTAGTATATGACAGAGATATTACACGCAATTGGACTATGCCCTGATAGTATGGCACATACAAGCCTTTTTAAGATTATCTTTATGAGCTCTCACGAGTTACAGTATGCATATCACTATATAAAACATTTAATAAAGTAGAGTGCTAAGGAAAGCTAAATACAAACAAATAGTAAAAGAGTGGAACGAAGCAAGTCGAAAAGATGTTTGGGATGCTATTAAAGATAATTTTATATTTGGTTTTATAGGAGCCACCTTAGTTGTTTTTATTGCAACGAATATAGATATAGCAGTATTGGCTGGATATATTACCTATTATTTTATGATGGGTAAAATTGTTAACAGACCAAAATATGTTACAGATCTTGGAAAGAAAATAATGTTCCCTATATCATCAGCGTTAGGAGCATTTACAGGTTATAAATTAAGTTATCTATTAATACAATTAATTAAATAAGTTTATGAAAGATTATATTAAAATAGTTTTAGGATTAATAATAGTTGTAGTACTAATATGTAATACCTCTTATCAAAGAACACAGATACAGCTGTTAGAGTATACAACTACAAAACAACGTGCATTAATAGATTCTATATCATCAGAATTATTTATACAACACACGATTTTTGATCGATACGATATAGCATTAGAAATGCTAAAAGAGCAGAATTACGAAGCTGCTAAGCAATTTGAAGATTGTCTAAGCAACGTAGAATAAATCTTGATAGGAGAGGTACTTCATATCTTGATGGTTTTAATTTTTTAACAAAAAAAAACAAACATGAAAAAAGTAATATTATTATTAGCAGTATCATTAGCTGCATTCGCAAGCGTAAACGCACAGAAGAGTTCACAATTTGTAACTGGTACTGTGTCTTACACAAAATCAACAGATATTAAAGCATCTTACAGCATCAACCCTTTAGTTGGTTATTTTATAACTAATAAAGTAGCAGTTGGTGTATTCGGATCATTTGGAGAAACAGCAACTGCAAAGACTGTAGGTGTAGGTATCTTTACAAGATGTCATTTTTTAACCATCGGTAAAAACTGCCAATTGTTCTCACAGCTAGACCTTGGTAGTAATTCAGAAAAAAAAGCAGGTGTAAAAGCATCTACAACTGGTGTTAACCTAGGATTAGGTGCTAATTACTCAATTACTAAGAAGTTAGGACTTACTATACACGTTGCTGATTTAATTTCATACAAAAGCAGCGATGGTAGTTCAACAACAACGATCGGATTTACAGGAATTACAAATCCATTTGCAGTAGCAAAGTTTGGAGTAATTTACACGTTTTAAGATATACAAAATTATTACAAGGACCTGAGGTACCTCTCAGGTCTTTTTTATTGAACACCCAAAGAGTACAGACGAGTAGTAACTTTTATAAGATAATCAACAAAAAAGTTTGGTAATTCAAACCCTTTTTAGTACCTTTACTTTATGACAAGGATTAATATAGGTGTTCCACCAATTCAATTAGAGAGTAAACATTTAATAGCCGAGCATAGAGAGCTCAAACGAATACCAAACGTAGTAGGCAAAGGTCGCTACAATCTTAAAAATGTACCACCACAGTTTACACTAGGAAAAGGCCACGTATCTTTTTTCTACGATAAACTAGGATATTTAAAGAAGAGGTATATAGAGTTATACGAGGAGTGTAAAAAGAGAGGATTTAATGTTCAAAGTTATATATCATCCTGGGATAATGTACCGCATAGTCTAATGAATGATTATACACCTACTGAGAGGGATATAGCTATTGTTAAAGAGAGGATCGCAGATAGATTAGCTAATCCATTAGCAAAACAAAAGAAACAAATAAACACGATATAAACATGGCAAACATTTATTATTTTTCAACGGAATACTGTGGCCCCTGCAAAATGTTCAAACCAGTAGTACAAGAGGTAATGGGACAAACAGGTAGGTCAGTTCAGTTTATAGATGCACAACATAGTCCAGAGATGGCAGCAAAGTACAATGTATCATCAGTACCAACAATTATTATTGAAGATGGTCACAACGTAGTTAAACTAGTTGGACCTCAATCAAAAGCTAAATTAGTTGAATTATTTTCAAATATATAGAAAAAAGTTGCTAAATAATTAGCATACAGGAGTGGCGGAAGCAGACAGGTCGACATAGTCTGCAAGTTAGACGCTACCAGATGTGGTGGGCATAGGGAAACCGAGCCGTATCGGGGCAGATCCGATCTCCTGTACCAAGTTACTGTTCTTTGACATAAAGGAGAAATAAAACATGAATACACAATTAGCATTTGCTTTTGGTATGCTTGCGATGATTGCTATCGGTATGATGGTAGTGATTGTTGTAGGTATGGTAAAGGTGCACAGACAAGGAAACAAAATTATATCACTTGAAAAGTGGATTGATGATACAAACATATCTGCAGATCAAAACGTGCAGGTACTAGAACGAAGTATCTCAGAAGAAGTTCGATCATTACTGAATGAAATCACAGCAGTACACCAGCGAATTAGCGAAGTACACTCTATAATGGATTCACGATTCGATAAGTTCGAAGATAAAATAACAAAGAAACAAATTTTAAAAGACTAAAAAAATAGTCGAAGAACAGTAACTTTATATATTAAAAAATCATAATGAAATATTAGCCGAACTTACAAAAATTAAAAAGAAATAAAGAGAGTACTGTTATAATTAATAAACTAAAACAAAAAAATGAAAAAAATCACACTCATAGTAGTAAGTCTACTAGCAGTTATATTATTTAGCTGTAACACAAAAACAAAAACTGAAACAGTGGAAGATATTAAATCTGATACAGCAGTTAAGATTCACCAAGGTTCCTTTGCCTTTTGTGGAGCATCAGGTGCAGTACCAACAGGTAAAAAAATAATTGTACAAGGAGTAAAGTATGATGAAGGTTGTGCTATTTGTCCTGTATTAACAGGACCATCTATTTCTAATTTAGTAATGGAAGGGGTTAGTGGAACTTATGGAAAATTCAATGTAGGCGAAAACTTTCAAACTCCTGATGGGACTGGTAAAACAGTATGGTCTTGTTTTTGGTACTTTGATTCAACAACTACCGTACCTCAATTTAATCCAACAACTAAAGAGTGGGAATTACTACCACCTATAAATCGTTCATTTCTTGTAAACACTGACTCAGCAAGTACGAGTGAAAGTAATATGTTTGCGATGCCGGGTATTATATTCGATACAACATCTACCGGTATTGTGTTGGCTAGAGTATATGGACCACTTAATGAGGCTGCAGTTCCGTTACGTAAAGCAATCCCCGTTAAAACAGGAATGACATCCATTACCGCAGCTAAAGTTGGTTTTCCTTATCCCGTGGGAACACCTATACCTATTATGAACTTAGGTAAAGAACTTAAGAAAAAAGAAAAATATAAAAAAGATTAATAATCAAATCTGATAAACTACAGCAATTAACTACTTAAAAATAAAATCAGCCTAACTGTTGCTAGGCTGGTTTTTTATTCTTATTTTAAAAATAAAAGTAAATGAACAACAACGAACAAGTTAAATTAAACATTTCATTAGACAAAACTCAGTCTATCATTTGTGAATCATGTAGTAACGATACCTTCAATCAGGTTTTATTTCTTCGTAAAGCAAGTAAATTCCTAACGGGAACAACTCAAGATGCTTTAATGCCAATACCAACATTTGCATGCGTTAAGTGTGATCACGTTAATAAAGAATTTCAACCAGCAATTGAAGCACAACAAGACTAATACCCTATGTCAAAAAACAGTGATTATGGTATAGTTGTAGATTACGATAAAGATAATAGCAGAACCGTACGTAAGACGGACTACGTGGTTGACTCTATCATTGATCAATTCATTGATAGAGCCAGCTTTGGTAGAAGTAAGTATGGAGTTGGAATGGAAAGAGATGACCTCTCTATCCTAGAATGGATCGAACATGCTAAGCAGGAGCATATGGATGCTATTCTGTATTTAGAAAAATTAAAAGTTATACTAGGTGGCAGAAAAAAATAAGTCAGTATCCTACTCACAGTACTCAATGTACAAGAACTGCAACTACCAGTGGTACCTCTCGTACGTAAAGAAGCTACAACCCTTCAAGCCTTCAATACATTTAATTTTCGGGACAGCCTTTCACGAAACACTACAGCACTACATTCAGACTATGTTTGATAAGTCAGGTGCAGAAGCAGATAAGATACATCTACCGACCTACTTCAAAACTAAGCTGATAGAGCTATACCAATCTAATTCAGTACACGGACACTTTTCAACACCTGAGGAACTCACAGAGTTTAATGAAGATGCTATTGCAATACTAGATTTCTTCAAAAGAAAACGTAATCTATTCTTCACAAAGAAGAATACAAAACTGATAGGAATAGAATTACCAATCCTAGCACCCATCTTAGAAGGCATAGAGAACGTCAGTATGAAGGGCTTTATTGATTTGGTAACCTATAACAAGACGGTAGATAAGTACACGATATACGACATTAAAACATCTACTAGAGGCTGGTCTGATTACGAGAAGAAAGATCAAACCAAGATCAACCAGATACTACTCTACAAAAGGTTCCTATCACTGAAGTTAAATATACCAGAAGAGAAGATAGATGTGCAGTTCTTTATCGTAAGAAGAAAGATAAACGAAGCTGCTGAGTTCGTACCTAAGAGAGTACAGGAGTTTATACCTGCAAATGGTACAAAGAAAGTAAATGATGCAGTAGAGGATATACAAGCATTTGTTAGAAATGTCTTTACACCCGTAGGAGAATACCAAGAAAAGGAGTATGTTAAGAGCATAGATAAGTGTAGGTTTTGTCCGTATAACGATAAGTTAGATCTATGCGATAGAAAAGTTTCCTAAGGTATATAGCTTTTGTATATATCTAACTATTTATTACTAAAACAGTAATATGAGAATAGGAAAAAAGGATGATATTCTAACATCCGTAAGGGTTAGAGAGAAGTTGTTTGAAGATTTTAAACAAGCTTCTAATCTAAATAGGATTACGATGAGAAACCTACTTGAAAGATCAATGTTCCTATATTTAACGGACGAATCTTTTAAAAAAACAATTAATAATCACTTAAATACACATTACACAGGTAATCAAGATTAAAAAGTTTACGAATGAAAGAAGGTTATATCAAAAAAGCAGATAGGAAAAAGATTCTATTACTATGTGACGACATTAGATTCACATCAGGAATCGCAACAATGGCAAAAGAAATTGTAATAGGCACAGCTCACCGCTACAATTGGATTAATTTAGGAGCAGCAATCCAACACCCAGAGCATGGGAAACGTTTAGATGTATGCATTGACACAAACCAGGTTACTGGTATTGATGACTCATCGGTGTTCATATACCCACATAATGGATATGGATCACCTGAGGTAATTAGACAGCTTATTGAGTTTGAAAAGCCAGACGCTATTATATTCTTTACTGATCCAAGATACTGGATTTGGTTATTTCAAATGGAGAATGAAATTAGGAAAAAAATACCTATGATCTATCTTAATATTTGGGATGACTTACCAGCACCACTATATAATAAATCGTATTACGAATCTTGCGATGCTTTAATGGCAATCTCAAAACAAACGTGTAACATCAATAAGATGGTGTTGGGTAGTAAAGCTAAGGATAAGGTTATTAAATATGTGCCACACGGTATTAACGAAAAAATGTTCTTTCCAATTACAAAAGATAATGCAGAGGAGTTCACAAAACTGCAGGATATGCGAAAATCCTTTTTTGGTGATGATCAACCTGAGTTTGTTGTAATGTATAATGCTAGAAACATTAGACGTAAGTGCACATCTGACTTAATAGCTGGATATGCTCAGTTCTGTGATAAGATTGGAAAAGAAAAGGCTAAGAAGTGTACACTATTATTACATACGCAACCATTAGATGAGAATGGAACTGACCTACTAGCTGTAACGGAGTTGTTATGCGATCCGACCTATCAAAGAGTTGTATTCTCAAACAACAAGTTCTCTACCGCAGAGATGAATACCTTATATAATATGAGTGACGTTGTTACTCTGGTATCATCTAACGAAGGTTGGGGATTATCTTTAACAGAGGGTATGATGTGTGGTAAGATGATTATTGCAACTGTTACAGGTGGTATGCAAGATCAAATGAGATTTGAAGATGAGAACGGTAACTGGCTAGAGCTTACAGAAGAGCTTCCGTCGAACCATTTTGGAACTTATAAAAAACACGGAGACTGGGCTGTACCGGTATTCCCAACTAACATGAGTATAGTTGGATCAATACCAACACCTTATATATTTGACGATAGAGCTGATTTTAGAGATGTTGCTATCGCCATTGAACAAGTCTACAACCTAACTCCAGAAGAAAGAGCCAAGAGAGGCACAAATGCACGTACATGGGTAACATCAGATGAAGCAATGCAATCAGCTAGATGGATGTCTAAAAATGTAATAGATACTATCGACACAACCTTAGCAACCTGGAAGCCTAGAAAATCATTTGAGCTTCTTAAAATAGAAAAATTATCAAGAAAAAAATTAGTACATCCACTTGTTTATTAATAAAAAATTAGTATAGTATAATATGAAACAGTTTTGCGTTATATCAGCACCACCAGATACGTATAGTGGATACGGTGCAAGAAGTAGAGATTTTATTAAAGCTTTATATGAAGTTAAAAAAGATGAATGGGATATTGTAATTATACCACAAAGATGGGGTAGTACTAATTGGGGATTCATAGATAATAATATTGAAGAGTGGGGATGGATGAAAGCCTTATTCGTAACCCAACAGATTAAACAGCCTGATATATGGATTCAGATAACAGTACCTAATGAATTTCAGCCCGTAGGTAAAGTTAATATTGGAGTTACAGCAGGTATTGAAACAACCCTATGTGATCATAGTTGGATAGAAGGTGTTAATAGAATGAATGTTACATTAGTATCATCTAACCATGCCAAGATAGTATTTCAGAGTTCAACGTTTGATCAGAAGGATCAACAAGGCAATGTTGTTAGCAAATTAAAATTAGAAAAACCCATTGAAGTTTTATTTGAGGGTGTTGATCTAAATAAGTATTTCTATATTGATGGTATGGAATTAGACGGTACAGATTTAGTACAGTCGTTAGATACAATAAGTGAAGAGTTCTGCTACCTGTTTGTTGGTCACTGGTTACAAGGTGAGCTTGGTCAGGATAGAAAGGATGTTGGTATGTTAATTAAAACATTCTTAGAATCATTTAAAGGTAAGAAATCTAAACCGGGCCTTATTCTAAAAACATCATCAGCAACATCTTGTATAATGGATAGAGATGAAGTGTTAAAAAGAATAGATGCCATCAGAAGTATGGTAGGGGATAGTGATTTACCGAACATATATTTACTACACGGTGATTTAGAAGATGCTGATATTAATAATTTATACAATCACCCAAAGGTAAAAGCCATGTTGTCATTTACTAAAGGTGAAGGTTACGGTAGACCACTTGCAGAGTTTTGCTTATCAAAAAAGCCAGTAATAGCGTCGGCATGGTCAGGACACATGGACTTTCTAAGCCCAGAGTTTACAGTACCGTTAGCAGGCGAAGTGAGACAACTACACCCATCAGCAGTCGTACAAAACATGCTTTTACCAGAATCAGGATGGTTTACAGTAGACTACAAAGCTGCGAGTAAAATACTAGTAGATATGTATGAAAATTATAGTAAGTATGAGGTAGGTGGTAAACGACAAGGACATAAAATTAAGACAGAGTTTTCATATGATAACATGGTCTTGTTTCTAAAACAGTACACTGATAAGTATGTGCCTAAGCAAGTGCAACTTATGTTACCTAAACTTAAAAAATTATAACTATATGCAACCAAATGATTTTATTCAGTGGCTAAGAGGATTTATTGAAGGTGTACATGACTTTAACGTTACACCTAAGCAGTGGGATGATATAAAAGATAAACTGGATACTGTCCAACACTCTGAAAAGGGTACTTGGCATACACTAGACAGTAATAACTGGAATACCACAACTACAAACAATTACGCAGACGTAACATATAAAACAGATGTACCAACAACAAATACAATATGAATAAGGACCAATTAACAACCTGTCCTAAATGTGAATGTGATGGGTGCTATACGCTACCGATTAACGAGACAAAGAATAGTTACTTTTGCTGGGGTTGTGGTTTCCAAACCAACGACTTAATGAAAATAGGAGACTTTGACTTTGAGGAATACGAAGAAGTAGTACCAGAACTATACAAGGATATTAAGCACGTAGATGACGATAAGAGAGTTTGGTATCCTATAACAATAAACTTAGAAACTAAGGGAACAGTCTTTGCTTACGGTAAGTCTGAGGATAATTGGGAATGGGCTGCTATTAAAGCAATACCGTTAACTGAAGTGGAAAAGGATGAACCTAAATACAAAGGAGTCAGTTATAAATCAGATGCTAAATCATTTAAGCAGTTTGGACAAGACTTTATTGAAGCATGTGATTATATTGGGTTATTTGAAAACCAGCAACAATGATAAGAATAAGTTATGCAATAACAGCATGCAACGAGCATGTTGAATTAGAAAGACTATTAGATCAACTCAACGAACACATAAGACCGGATGACGAGATCGTAGTACAGTTAGATAGTACAGCAACTAAGGAGGTAAAAGCAGTAGCTGAAAAATATAACGTAGTAACCCACTATGAATATCATAGAATAACCTACAGCCTTAATAATGATTTTGCTGCGTTTAAAAACAATTTAAAGGATCACTGCACAAGAGAGTTTATAGTCTTTATAGATGCTGACGAATACTTCTCAGAAGAACTTATATTAAGTCTACCAGAGCTCGTAAATCTAAATTACAACGTAGACTTATTCCTAGTACCAAGAATTAATACTGTTGAAGGATTAACACAAGAGCATGTTAACAAATGGAAATGGCATGTTAATCAAGATGGATGGGTAAACTATCCGGATCACCAAACTCGTATTGTTAAGAATACCTCTAAAATAAAATGGGTAAATAAAGTACACGAGAGACTGGTCGGTGCTGAAAGAATAACGACCTTACCTGAAGGGTATGATTTAATTCATCCAAAAACAATAGACAAACAAGAAAAACAAAATAACTATTACGAAACTTTATAGATTGTGAATATAACAGGAATATCTCTCGGATGGAACTGCAGTCCAGCAGGATACGGAGTAGAAAATGGAATACGAGCACAAAAAGCTAGTGGATACCAAACATGTCCATTTGATGAAATGGTAACTAACTTACCAGGAGTGCTTGAATGCATTGCTGATGACTTTAAATATTTCATGGACAGTAGCTATCTTGAACTTATACAAGCTCCATTTACTACAGGAGGAATAGTACAAGGGGAAATACTACTGCACAACACTAGGTACAATTTTTTCTTTAACCACGAATCACCAGGTCATGCAGGATTGTATGCATCTCAGAACTGGCAAGGAGGTATAAACCACTATCTTGACAACGACTTTGCATTACTAAAAGAAAGGTACAATAGGAGAGTTAGTAATTTTAGGAACTATATTAACAGTGGAGATGGGATAGCTTTTATTGTAGCTAGATTTAATGCAGACTTTACACAACTGCATGAAGTACTATCCAAAACATACCCCACCTTACAGTATGATATCTATCAAATGATACCACCAGAAGGTAAAGAAGTAGTAGCTCAGCACTATACAATAATGCAACTACAAGATGATATTATTAATTTAGAATTGCAATAAGATGTATAAAGTAGTACACAAACCGTGGGGAAAGGAAGAGTGGTTAGCATTGAATGATGCTTACTGTTATAAAAGAATTTATATTAACACAGGGTACAAGACTAGTTACCAGTACCATCAATTTAAACAAGAGACCAATTACATTATAGATGGAACTGCTGAAGTGTGGTTAGAAAATGATGAAGGAGTGGTAGAGAAAAAGATAATGGGACCTGGCGAGTTCTTTAATGTTAATCCACCAAAGAAGCATAGAGTTATAGCCATTACCGATATCATACTACAAGAAGTATCAACTCCACACGTAGATGATGTTTTTAGGATTGATGATGAATTTAATAGAGTTGATGGAAAAGTAGAGGCTGAACATAAGACGCCTGCAGTTTTAATATTGGCAGCAGGAATAGGTAGTAGGTTGAAAGACTTAACAGTAAGTGTAAACAAGGCTATGCTACCTATTAATAACAAAGCTATCATTTCTTACATCATTGATAAGTTTCCAAAAGAGTACGACTTCGTTATAGCATTAGGATATAAAGGAGAGGAATTAAAACAATATTGTGAGATAACACATCCACAACATAAATTCACTTTTATCAACGTAGACAAGTACAAAGGAAAGGACTCAGGTCCAGGATATTCATCACTACAGTGTAAGGAATATTTACAACGTCCATTCTACTTTACTGTGGTAGATTGTTTAATTGATACTAAAATACCACACTTGGATGGGAATTGGTTAGGAATTTATCCTACAGCATATCCAGAGAAGTATTCAACAGTTAAGGTAGATGACAATGGAAATATACTAGACTTCCTAGGAACAAGTACGAAAGGATATGATAATGCTTTTATAGGTTTGGCTAGTATATGGGATTACGAAATCTTCTGGAATGAATTAGAATCTAATATAAAGAATGGAGAAATTGTTACAGCATTTACAAATTCAGATAAATATCCTTCATTCAAAGCAAAACATTTAAAATGGCTAGACACAGGTAACTTGGATGACTTAAGTAAAACCAGAGAGTACTACAAAGATCAACCTATATCTTTATACAAAATAACTGACGAGATAACCTATAAAGAAAATAAGTTCATCAAATTTAATCCAGATACTAACTTTATTAAAAACAAAGCTACTCGAGCTGATTTATTGAAAGACTTAGTACCATCAGGGTTTACAAATACAGACCACTTCATCAGCTACGATTGGGAAGCGGGAAGCACTTTGTATAAATTTGATTCAGTAGCTCTATATAAAGTTTTCTTAGAAAAACTTGGCAAAGTTATATATAAATCAGAGAAGTCTGAAGGAAGTCGAGATCTATTTGAAAAATTTTATATTGATAAAACTCAGCAAAGAAGAGAAAAGTTTTTAAGTAGGTTTGGTACGAGATACTTTACGAACAAGTATATAGTTAATGGAAATAGCTACGATTCTTTTAAGAACATCTTAAGTAGGGTAGATATGGAGCCATTATACAACAGTACAGTGTACACACTCTTCCACGGAGACCTTCAGTTTGATAATATAATATACTGTCCAGAGACGGAGAAGTTTACGTACATTGATTGGAGAGAGTCTTTTGGAGGATCAACAGCGGCAGGAGATATTTACTACGACTTGGCTAAGTTGTACGGAGGATGTATTATACCATACAACTTAATGAAAGATGAGAACTCAATCAAACTTTCAGAAGGCTCAACAGTAGTTGAATATTCATACAAAGTAACAAACAGTCTCCAGCACTTTAGAGTAGATTACGAAAAGTGGCTTATTGCAAATGGATTTGATTTGACAAAAGTCAAGTTAGTCACAGCTCTTATCTATCTAAACATGTCACCTCTTCATGATGAGAAGTTTGGAAAAATGTTATGGTTTAAGTCACTACAACTATTTGATGAACTTAGTAAATAAGGATACTAAAATATACTGTTCCTTTTCCTCTAATCCAGGAAACAATGGATGCGTGTACTTCAATACTAAGTTCCAACAGAATGGAATAAATGCAATTTACAAATCATTCTACTCAGATAACATAGAGAAGTCTGTGCAAGCTGTGAAGAGTTTAGGTATAGTAGGGTTTGCTGTTAGTATGCCATTTAAGGTAGAAGTACTTAAGTATGTTGATGACATGGACATATCAGTTAAGGAGATTGGAGCAGCCAATACAATTCTTAATGTAGATGGATATCTAAAAGCATACAACACAGATTGGTTAGGAGTGAGTAAGTACTTAACATTACCTCCAAAACACCTAAGTATTTTAGGTGATGGGGGTTTTAGTAAAGCTGTACAATATGCTTGCAAGTCTCTACAAACTGAGTATGCAGTGTATACAAGAGAGCACTGGCACAAAGTCTCACAGTTAACAGGAGTAGTCTTCAACGCAACCCCAGTAGACGTACAAGTAGAAGGGGACCTTATAGATGGAAGACCATTTACAGTAACTGGTAAAGCTATTGCTGAGTTACAAGCAGAAGAACAATTTAAACTTTATACAAATGAGTAACATAAAATACTTTATAGGTCCAATGACCAAAAATGTAGTAGATGCTATATTAGAATATTCAAATAAGTCGGGAAATATAATAGGACTAATCCCTTCGAGAAGACAGGTTGAGTTCGATGGTGGGTATGTTAACAACTGGACCACAGAAGAGTTTAGTAAATACATTAGATCCACTCCAAGCAATACAGTACTAAAAAGAGATCACTCAGGACCAGGACAGGGACAGTCGGATGATGATGGTTACCAATCCCTATCAGAGGATTGTAAGTATTTAGATTTAATTCATATTGATCCTTGGAAAAAGTATCCTGCTTTTAATTTAGGATTAAAAGAGACTATCAAAATGATTGAACATTGTTATGATTTGAATCCTAGTATAGAATATGAAGTGGGTACTGAGGAAGCTATAAGAAGATTTGAACCTTATGAATTAGATGAATTGGTTTCTCAATTAAAATCTAAATTAGATTCTGAAGTATTTGCAAAAATAAAATACCTAGTAATACAGTCAGGCACTTCTTTAAAAGGAAATATTCAAACAGGAGCTTACGATAGTCAGAGGTTACTAGACATGGTGGCAGTGGCTAAAAAGTATAATTTAATTTCTAAAGAACACAATGGAGATTACATACCTGTACATATTATTCATGAAAAATTTGAATTAGGACTTGATTCAATTAACATTGCTCCTGAGTTTGGATTAATTGAAACGCAAACATATCTAGATCAAATGGAGGAAAATGGTGAGGATTTTATAAATTATTGGCAAATATGTTATGACTCTAATAAATGGGTAAAGTGGGTAGACAATGGATTTGATCCAATAGCACGTAAAAAAGAACTAATACAAATATGTGGACATTATGTATTATCTAATACATCTTTTGTTGCTATTAAGAAAAAATATCCGTATATTGATAATATCATTAAATATAATTTATTAAATAAGCTTTACCAACTACATGGACAATCGACCTAAAACAATAATCTGCGACATAGACGGAACATTATGCAAGCATAAAATTCCTACCTTAAACACAGCACCACTACCACTAGAAGTACTCCCAGGAACCGTAGAGAAATTATCAGAGTGGGATGCAAAAGGATACAACATCGTTTTAATTACAGGCAGGAGAGAGTCCATGAGAAAGACTACCGAGCAACAATTGGCTGAAGCTGGAATCTTTTATGATCAATTAGTAATGGGAGTTGGCGGAGGAGCTAGAATCTTGATTAATGACAATAAGCCTGATGGAAAGCAAGCAGCAATGTGTATTAATCTTCAACGAAACATAGGAATTAGTAATATTAATATATAAATAAACATGTTCATAGTACCGTGTAAATATATCGAGGGCAGAAGCCTCATCAGAGAGTGCATCGAATCAATAAGGACACACCACCCAGAAGAAATGATAGTGGTGGTGGACTCTAACTCAGACGATCTTTCCTATTTTGAATATCTAGAACAAGTTTCTAATGTAGTAATATGTAATAAGAAAAATCCAAACTACATTATAGGTGCTCTATGGAAAGCATACGAAATGTACCCAGACGAACATCACTACGTACTTATTCACGATACTATTATACTCAAGAAGCCATTGGATAGGTTCTTACACGACGAAGAGACCTACTCCTTTTTGTACTTTGATGAGCATCCACCTAGTGCTGAAAATCAAGCGATACTCGATAGATTTATCCTACCTAACTACACACACCCTCTAGAAACTCCGTTACTGGGAGTGTGGGGAACAGCAGCTATTTTGAAAAATAGTATAGTAAAAAAATTCATAGAGATGAATTTACATAATAGCTATCTTCCAAATAATAAGATAGAATGCCATATGTCAGAAAGAGCATTAGGTGTATTGCTTGCTAAGGAAGGCATAGACTTTGTAACTAACTGTGTGGAACAAAAAAACTGCTTAGTACATTGGGGCAATATGTTCGATAACGGATTTGATTATATTAGAAAAGTAATAACAATAAGAGATTAATTATGAAATTTATACAAGTAGGAGCACACGTAGGTAATGATGAAGCATTTGACATTATTAAGAACTATGATATTGAACTAGGAATACTTATCGAACCATTACCACAACTAGTACCCAAGCTACAAGAAGCTTACAAAGGTATTCCAAATATAGTTATAGAGAATAAAGCAATTGCTGTTGATAGTAGTGATAGCATTTCTTTTTATGTTGATACAAAAGATCCAATCACTGAGCTAAGCTCTATGAACAAGCAACACCTACTGGAACACAAAGTAGAGGAGAAGGACATCCAGGAGATAAAAGTGCAGACAGAGACATTGGAAAGTATTTTAGATAGATATAATATTACAGAACTAGATTACTTATTTATAGATACTGAAGGATTTGACTGTGATATTTTAAACTCCTTTGATATGAGCAGGTATAAAATTCACAATATAATCTTTGAGGATATTCATGCTGATGGTACGGGTCTGAGGGGTCTGAAGTATAGTACTGTGGTGCGGAAGCTAGAATCAGAAGGATATAGAGTAGAGAAGTACAGTAACAATAATACTAGATGCAAACTAGACACCACCCTACACATACTATACAGAATATCAGATAGTGGCTATGCAAAAGTAAAACCTTCCTACATAGGCAATGAACCTTGTTTAAAAAATGCAATAGATAGATTTCCACCTAGTAAATTTAATTGGACAGTTATTGCTGATAATGTATCGGAAGATACTGCAAGGATGATCGAAAAGTATGTAGATAAGGATAGCATACAACATGTAAGTATAGGACATGGAGCAGGTACCTTTAATATAGCTTTGGATCAAGCACTTGGTAAAGATTCTAAGGATATTGTATACTTCTTAGAGAACGATTACCTACATAGAAAGGGCTCTTACCAAGCTGTAATAAGTGCTACAAAGACACTATCACCATCTTTCATCTCTCTATACGACCACCCGGATAAGTATATGGATCCATCTATAGGTGGTAATCCATACTGTGAAGGAGGAGCAGAGGATACTAGAGTTTATTTAGTAGGAAATGCTCACTGGAAGATAACAAATTCAACTACAATGACATTTGCAGCAAGAGTAGAAACTCTAAAAAGAGTTGAGCCTACTTTAAGAAAGTGGACAAATACACCACATCCTCATGATTTTGAAATGTTCATAGAACTAAGAGAACAAAACGAAATATTAATAACATCCATACCAGGATACTCCACTCACGGAGAAACACAATGGTTAGCCCCAACTATTGACTGGAGTAACCAATAATCTATTATGAAAACATTAGTAACAATACTACACTATAACACACCAGAGTTAACAGATAATCTATACGAAACACTAAAGCCGTACGAAAAGGATGTATATGATTTAGCAATTATAGACAATGGTTCACATGCTGATAAGAAAAGCAAATATGCCTCGTATGAATTAAAGCAGAATTACTTCTACGGAGGAGGTGTAAGCACTATCCTAGAGATGTTCCTAGACTCCCCTCAGTACGATTCGGTAATGATATTAAACAGCGATATCATATGTCACGGTGAGGATTATGTCAAAACACTAAGAGATGAACTATTCTCAGGAGACTTTATGATAGTATCCCCTTGCATACTAGAGCCCTATCTAGGAAATCAAACTTGCTGGAAACCAATGAGACCTTGGCATACTAATACAACTAGGCAAGTACCTTGGATTGATTTTCAAGCTCCTTTAATGCAACGTAAGTTTGTAGAAACTCTACATCCTATTGATTTGCAACTAGTATATGGATGGGGCATAGATATACTATCTGGAGTACTTTGTGAAGAGAATAACTGGAAGATAGGAGTATGTGACAAAGTACCGTCTGTACACTTAATCAGCCAAACAATAAAACAAAACCCAGAAGAACTTTCAGAGGTAAATAGTTTAGCAGAAAAAAACATGTTTGAATATTTTGAAAAGATAAATAAATATCCTAACTTTATAGATATGAGAACTAGATCTTTTAATTATGAAATATAATACATTAGCAACTTTACACATCATGTGGTATGAGAGTGAGATGATGAGAGAATTTGTATATGTGGAGGACGCAACACCAGCGTGTGTATCTTTAATGAATAGTTCGTATATTGGATCATACAACTGTCCTACGAGTGGTACAAACAAACTTTAACTAAATAATATGATTACATTTACATTATCAACTCTCAATACTATAAATTATTTAAAATTAGCTGTTGAGTCTGTAAGAAAGAACTCTTACTACAAAGATGCACCTTTTGTAATACATGCTGAAAATTGTACTGACGGTACGGATGAGTGGTTGCAAGAGAATAAGGAAAAGTATAACTTAGAGATTTACATTGAAAAAAATGAAGTACCAAGGGGTATAGGTGGAGGTATGAACTTCTGTGCAGATAAGGTAAGAACAAAGTATATAGGGTTCCTATCATCAGATTTTTATATGGGCATCGATTGGGATTTGGAACTAGTCAGATTGTGTGAGGAAAGTCCTAATAAAAAACTATGGACATTTTGCTATAGAGTAGAGCCTGATATCTTCAACGATCCTAATCATAGACCTGGAGTTGTTAAAGCAGCAATTGAAGACTTTGGTGAGTTTCATCATAACTTTAATAAAGAAAGATTCTTAGAATGGAGTAACATGTTTAGTGTTGATAATGATATACAATTTGCAATACCGCAAGGTGTAAGTGGTGTAATTAAAAAAGAGGACTGGGATTATGTAGGTGGTAATGATGATAGATTTGCACCTATGTACTGGGAAGATGCTGATATCTTTATTAGAATGCTTAACGAAGGGTATGAGTTCATTACAACAACAAAATCTGTACTATTCCACTTTGCATCTAGGACAAGCAGATTCCCAGACGATAACCTAAAGCAGAGACCAAAACACTTAGCAGACCACGAACAAAGAAGTTTACAGAGGTTTATTAAAAAATACGGAAGACTACCTCAGCACGGACCTAACGGTGAGTATTACCCAATGCTTGCTGTAGACGGATCACCTAATAGAATAACTCAAACAAATTTAAAAAATGAATAAGTTATTATGTACACTACATGTAATGTGGTATGAATATTTAATGATTAGTGAAACATTAGATTCAATACAGCAAGCTATTGCTAATGCAGTAGAACCTGTTGAGTTAATTATATGTTTAAATTCACAAACTTATATTGAAAAACCAAATGACGATATAGATACAGAGAGTGTATTCGATATCTTTTTAAACCATCCAGTACTAGAAACTGCAACCATAATTAGAAAGACAGATAGTGATCCGTTTTATAATATAGGAGATTGGGCTAGAGACATCTACGGTCCCAAATACGATTATAAGTACATAGTATGGGGCGAAAGCGATTGCCTAATACCGGAAGATTATTTTTATTTACTTCAAAGTATAGATATTGATCATCCACATACAATATCATTAGCTAATCGAAAAATGTGGGATACTAGTTGGGATGAGGTTGAACATCCACTTATTCAAAAAATACCTAGAACAGGACCGCCAGAAGAGCCACAAAGGAATACACCAGAACCTTTAGGAGCAGGACATTATATTAGTCAAGCACAATTGAATGATTTTAACCGTGAATTTGAACCGGAACTAATTAGATTATCACAGCCTAAAGTAGACGGCTGTATGACAGCAATGTCTAGAAACTTTCCAGACTCTTTTATAGCAGATGGATTACATATAGGAGGTCATGATACGTACTTGGAACTGTTTATGAAAAAATATCAAATACCACAATACCACATTACAACTAGATTAAAAGGACATAACTGTACACATCCTAATAAACGAACAGGAACAAGTACAACTAGAGGTAGTGAAGCATATAAAAAATATGCACAACAATGCACTGAATTAATTCAAAAACTTATACACGAAAAATAAAAACATGAATCAAAATTCAAAAATATTAATAACAGGATCAACAGGAATGGTTGGATCGGCTGTAGTAAGACTACTAAAAAAGCAAGGATTTACAAATCTACTAACACCTAGTAGAAAAGAATTAGATCTTAGAAATACACAAGAGGTTAATAACTACTTCCAGGAACACAAACCTGAGTATGCTTATCTAATAGCAGCTAAGGTAGGTGGCATACATGCTAATATGACATACCGCGCCGATTTTATATTTGATAATCTAATGATGCAGTGCAACGCAATTAATGCTTGCAAAGATAATCAAATTAAGAAACTATTATTTGTTAGCAGTGGATGCGTTTATCCAAAAAATGCAAATAATCCTATTCACGAAGCTGATATGCTAACAGGATTACTCGAACCATCAAACGAACATTACTCAGTTGCAAAGATAGCTGGAATAAAAATGTGCGAAGCGTATCACTTACAGCATGGATTAGATTATGTAGTGGTTATTCCAAACAACATATACGGACCTAAAGATAATTATCATCCTGAAAATTCACACGTAATGGCTTCGTTAATTAGAAAATTTCATGAAGCTAATAAAAATAACACAGACGTAGAGATATGGGGAAGTGGTAATCAAATGAGAGAGTTTGTTTATGTTGATGATGTTGCAAGTGCTTGTATTAGTTTAATGAATAGTACTCATACAGGATCCTACAACTGCAGTAGTGAAGTTGAGATACCAATAAGAGACTTAGCAAACTTAGTAGCAACAATTCAAGACTTTAAAGGAAATATTAACTACAACACAACTAAACCAGAAGGACATTTTAGAAAAGGATTTTCTTGTCAGAAGCTAAAAGAGATCGGATGGAATGCTGGTACTGACTTAGAGACTGGTATTAGATTAGCGTATAATTGGTATAAACAAAACAACTAAAATAAATAAGATGAGTAAGACAGCATTAATAACTGGCATTAATGGAATGGATGGTAGCCACCTAGCAGACTTTTTACTGGATAAAGGATATAAGGTGTACGGAGTTGAAAGAAGAAGCTCTTGTGAAAATAGATTAAACATAGAGCATATTATTGATAAGGTAACCTTAATTAACGGTGACCTTACTGATCAGAACTCACTACTAAGAGCATTTAAAGAAAGCAACCCAGATGAGGTTTATAACCTAGCAGCTCAGTCTTTTGTAGGTGAGAGTTGGAACACACCAGAACAAACAAGCGATGTAACAGGACTAGGAGTACTTAGAATGTTAGAGGCTATCAGAGAGTACGGACACAGCAACATTAAGTTTTATCAAGCCTCTAGTTCAGAAATGTTTGGACGGATGGTAGAAAATCCAGCAAACGAAAATACACCATTCTATCCTAGATCGCCGTACGGCGTTTCTAAACTATATGGTCATTGGATAACTAAAAACTATAGAGAGTCATATAACATGTACGCATGTAGTGGTATATTGTTTAACCATGAATCCGAAAGAAGAGGGTATGAGTTTGTTACTAGAAAAATTACAAACGGCGTAGCTAAGATACATTTAGGATTAGCAGATCATATTGTATTAGGAAATCTGGATGCACTGAGGGATTGGGGATATGCTCCTGATTATGTAGAAGCTATGTGGCTAATGCTACAACAAGCAGTTCCTGATGATTTTGTAATTGCTACAGGAGTGACTAGATCTATACGTGAATTTTTAGATACAGCCTTTCAGCATATAGGTATCACAGACTGGAGTAACCATGTTAAAATAGATGCTAAGTATATGAGACCAGCAGAGGTAGATGTATTAAGAGGAGATTGTAGCAAAGCAAATCAATTACTAGGATGGAAACCAAAGACCCCATTTTCAGAAATGGTAATGAAAATGGTCGATACTGATCTTAAACTATTATATAATAAAAAATGATATCATTAGTAATACCAGTCACAAGTGATTGTAGTGACTACACTACAAATCTTGTAAATAATATAAGAGAGCTATATCCAAACGAAAACGACGTTGAAGTTATTGTGCATAACGGAGAATGTAGTAGTTTAGGAGATAACTGGAATGGGGCTGTTGCAAAGGCTACTGGAGAAAAGATTATCCTACTACACAACGACATGGTTCTCAAACCAGGCTTTGTAGAAACTATGGATAAACATATTGCTCGAAAAAGACTTACCACCTACACTCGAATAGAACCACCAATATACCCAGACACTTTTCCAGGTAAGATGATACTAGATTGTGGTTATGATTTAACAACCTTTGATAAAAACAAGTTTAATAGTTTACCTAATGAAGATTACTTAATTGACGGAGGAGCTCAAATTTTCATAGGTTGCTACAAAGAGGACTATATAGGAATTGATGGTACAACTTTTAAAATGTTCTGCGAAGATGACGACTTACATCTACGATATAACTTACTAGGATACGAAAAAAAGGTAAGCTCAGCATGCGTTTATCACTTTGTTAGCAAGACATCTAGAGCTATAAAAGACTATCAAGCAATAGAACATATCTCAAATATTAATTTTATAAGAAAGTGGGGATTTAGATCATCACAGTATAATAAAAAATATAATGTAGGATTTATAGTTAAAAACTGCACTCAGGAATTATTAATTGCTATTGAACCATGGTGCACTAATATAGCATGTGATGTTGATCCGAGTTTATTTTTAAAGCTAATACAACCAACTACTAAGTTTAATTTATCAAAGAAGATAAAACCAATTGACACTCAATTAGAGAATGATGTTATTATAACATTTGATGCATCTAAAATAGTAGATAATAGTTTAAATCTTATATCCACAATAGCAGATTCGCTAACCCATAATAATGTAGAAGTTGGTAAATTTGAGTATGATATATATCAAATAGAGGTTAGAGCTGTTAACACATACGAAGATAAACTAATCAAAACAAATGATCCTTACTTTTTAAATCAACTACTTTAGATATTTATAAGCATGACAAATTTACTAGAAGCATTAGCACCGTTAATACCAAAATATCCAATTGAGATAGCTGGCCACCATTTAGAGCTACGTTTGGATGTTAATATTAACAAAACCAAAAAAGGAGTTAAATTACAGTTCATCATAGGTAAATCAGCACCAGAGGATCCTAGAAAATTACAGGATCTTAGTAATGAAATAGGCACTGAACTACAAAAGAAGTTTGGAAATGCTGGGCTGCAGATTATTGCTGATCTAGAAAATCCATATAGTAATGTAATAGGGTTCTTACTACCACTCCCATCATTGGCTAATTATCTAATGAAGCATGTGTTTGAAATAAGTAAGGAACAACCTACTGACCAAGATGCTCAACAAGATTCAGAAGAAGAACCAATACTGGAACCACTGCCAGCAGAGGAAATGCCTCCAAGTGAAGAAGATCAGGACTTAAAAGAGGTTATGATGTGGAGGGCTGGACTAACTGATATAGTGAAAAAGAAATAAATGACAAATAGTTATGGCAAAAAGACATATACCAAAAGCAGTATTTGAACCATGGGATGGTATAAGTGCTGCTGATTTAATACAAACACCACAATTAGTTGAACTTGTCAAGAAGGAAGCGCCTCAAGCAATTAGAGATGCTTTTGATAATAGAAAGACATTTGCAACACTCTTTCAAATAAATCACTCAGAATACTACATAGACATTCCAAAACCTTACTGGGTTAGTGCATTAGAGGTGTGTATTAGATATTACATAGAAGACCAACGCTACGAAGATTGTAAAGATATTAAGAAATTAATTGATGACATTAAGGCTGGTACCAAATCCCTATCAAAAAAACAAGTAAAAACACAAGACGATGGAAAGAACACTGACAGAGATACAATCAGCGATCAATAGCATACTTAGTGTTAAAAGCTTGATTAGAAAGAAAAAGAAGAAGCAAGCGGATAAGAAGAAGGAGCTCTTCATTGCTATTATAAACTCAATAGAACAAATAATTAATCGTCAAAATTTAATGTATGCAGATCTACAGTTAGACTTTGCAAACTACGACGAGTCGTTTTTAGATACAATAGATGCTTTAATTATACTACATTTTGGTAAAGAGGGAGCAGAGATTATTGGATGGTTCTTGTGGGAGAGACAAAATCCAGACGGAACATTGAACTACCTACTTGATGAATACGAAAACGAAGTTCATATAACCACCGTACAGGAACTATGGGAGTTACTCATACGACTAAATCCTAAATACAATGAGTAAGGGTAGAGCTCCGAGAAATTTATCAGAGGCTGCAGTGAGAGATGCTATGAAGCATACTAAATCTAATACACAAGCAGCTAGATATCTTAACATAACTATTGATACTTATAGGAAGTACGCTAGGATGTATGTGGATCAGGAAACTAGCAAGACATTATATGAGCTTCACGATAACAGAGCTGGTAAAGGAATTGCTAAGTTAAACTGGAAGCAAGAGTTTCCAATGGAAAGACTTGAGAAGATATTAGCAAAAGATGAATATAAACCATTCAATGCTCAAAAACTAAAAGCAAGGCTATTATACGAAGGTAAATTAATATTAGAGTGTTATAGGTGTAGCCACAATGAAAAGCGTGTAATTGACTTTAAACAGCCTTTAGTCTTGAATTTTAAAGATGGTAATAAGTTTCATTGGAATCTTGATAATCTGGAAATGATATGCTATAACTGCCATTTCCTATATGTTGGAGGATTATTTACAGAAAAGCAGTTACGTAGAATAGAAGATGCCTCAGCTCCCACAGTAAAATTAGCTGAAATAGACTATGGGGTAGATGATACTTTTTTAGAGCATTTTAGAAATATTGGACTAATGGATGACGATAAATATCAACCAGGAGATGAATTTATAACAAGATTATAACATGGATATAAAACCAATGAACAACGAGGACTTAGTAGTCATAGGCGATGTCTTAGACCAAGCACTAGAGAGTGGATTAGAAGTTGAAGTAATATACTGGGCTTTGCAAGCAATGAAGCTAAACCCAACTATGACACCAGCAGAGGCAATGTCGCTTGGAGTACTTGAATGGATTAAGTAGATATTATGATATAAACAAAGGTTTTTGTTTTATATATCCCTATTTATTATTAGGCATGATCAGCGACACAGCATATGATATTATAAGTAATGTGGCTGATGCTTATGTGCCTAATAAAAAGCATCCACTACTACATATTATTAGTAGAAATGCGTGGGTTGACTTAGTCATTGATTTAATCAATAAAGGACACATTAAGCCTAAAATGGCAGTTATTTTAAAATGTGCCCTTAACTGGGAGATATTACTAACTAATAAAATTAGTCGTTTAAACTAATGAAACTACTAGAACTCAACCCCTACCCTTTTCAAACAGTATTCCTACAGTATGGTGTACTCGGTATCGTCGCCTTCGTCTTAGGTTATTTTGCCTGGACGTCTTATAAAAAACTAGTAGATCGCAATGACAACCTTGAGAGAAAGGTAGATGCATTACAGTTAGAAGTAAGGGAGTTGCTAGTAGAAGAAAGAGATCGTATGAGTAGGATCATCGAAGAGAATACTAAAGCAATCACAGAACTTAGAAACATAATTGTATCAGCATTGCTAAATCCCATTGAAAAATGAGATATGACTCACAAGCACTAGGTAGCTTAGCAGATAAACTACTTAGTGGTAAAAGTGAATTTGATAGATTAAAGGAAATAGGTAATAAGCAGAACTATCCATATAAGATTCAGAAGTTAAAGGAAAGACTTACTGAGAATCTAAGGTTCTGGATAGTAAAAGGACCTAGTAATAGGTTGACGGATATACAAAATGATATAAAATGTTTATCCAATATGCTAGGTAAGCAGGAGTTTACAAAACAAGAGAAGCAGAAAATAGACGAGCTTGTTAAAAAGCATCCCATAATATAAAAGTTATGAAAGAAGCAGGTTTTACAAAATTTGTACGTGAATACAAAGACGACACAGGTAAAAAGGTAGTATCTAGATGGTATTATGACTACTCCATTACTAAAAACGGACCTATCCTAACTGAGGAGTTGGTTCTTCCCCCAAAAGAAAGAAAGAAAAAAACAACAAATAAAGTTGCTGAATCGTAAATTCATTTGTATATTTACATCATAACTAAATATATAGTATGAAGTATTGTAAAGTATGTCAAGAACCAATTAATCCTAAAAGAGTTAAACTAGGATACAGAGATACCTGTGTAAACCATTCAGGAGCTAGTAAGTATGTAGGATTTGTAGCAGGTGCTGGTAAGGTTGATTATGAGATTAGTATTGTAAGAGATCCAGAAACAGCAAACTACATGCAAAGATTAATGGATACAAGAGGAAACGGGTAATACATACTATTTATTAGAAACGCATTTTTACTATGTCATACATTGATCCAGCCAAATACAATGAGCTATTAAATAGATTCGCAAAAGGAACATCTAAGGGTATTCTAAAAGAAAACTACATAGATTTAGTACCACTAAATACATTTGAAGGTAAGCTTACCGATATAGGTGCTACCATAAACCAATCGTACATAAACCAAACGTATCCAGATGCTAAGAGCATGGAAGAAGCTGATGGTATGAAAAAGTTAGGAAAATATAAACCAAAATCATATGATCTAGATGGTGATGGTGTTCCTAACGGAGCTGATAAAGCACCTAAGGATGGAGCAAAGCACGAAGGTATCCATATTGGTCAACCAACAGGCCCAACAATCCAAACAGTAGAAGGATTAGAACTCAATAAGTTAACACTTGATGAGAGAACTACATTAAAAGCATACGTAGAATCTATAAAAACTACTAAAAAAGCTATTCAAGAGTTGTTAGCAAAAGCTAAAGGTCCTAGAGTTGAAGGTGGTGATATGAGTAGTGGGTTGACTATGCCAACCGAAGAATAATAAAAAAATAGTTGCTAGATTGATAAAAAGTATCTATCTTTAGTATATTATATCTTAAAACAAAAACAAATAAAAGTTATGGCAAATGCAAATTATGTGTCCCAAGAGGACCAGACGCAGGTAATCCTTACTACCAAAGGATCAACAAAAGTAGTTGAAACAATAAGCAACTATCCAATAACAGTAGTACCACGTATTAAAAAGAAAGTGGACTTAAAAAAAGTACCTAACCAAACAGACGACACTCCCAAAACCAAGAAGCGTTACTACTACGAGAAGACTAGCAACTACGTAAGCTATGCTCGCGCAAAGCAATTAGGACTTGTAAAATAATTATAATAATTAAAAATTAGTTATGACACAGAGTCACGAAATATTATTCTTAAATTCCTCAAGAGTTTATTTGAGAGTAGGAAATACCTGGTACGATGGTACCACTAGTTTTCACTACGAAATAGGTGATATATTTGTAATAGGTAAAATTGAAGAGATACTATCATATGCCAAATATAAAGCACGCTTCCCAACATCCAAAAATGAAATGGGACCAAGTATGTCTGACAAAACCAACTCAGGTGATTATATTAGAAAGGTATCAAATAAAGCTGATAGCCAGGGTAGGTATAATAATATAGTGGAATATACAGTTAATTCACAACGGTATAAAATAGATACTTCAAAAGCTGACATTAATGATTAATAAAATAATAAAAAGATTAATGTATATATGGGATCTTTATATAGCTCCTACACTTATCAACTCTATGAAGCAAGTAGCGTACTTTAAATCAATGAAAGAGACGTATAAGCAGTAAGTGGAGTATAGACTACCAAAACAAGAAGAAGAAACGATTCTTACGCTTACAAATCGCTTTTTAAACTATTTATTAGGGATGAATCAGCAAATAAAAGAGCGTATTGTAAATACCTTAGTAAACCAACTCAAATCTACTTCAACAAGATCAAGTGATGCTGATTGGTATATAGGATTTAAACCTAGTGCAGAAACCCCAGTAGAAGAATCGGAATACGATCCTAAAACAGGAAACGTAATTAATAATACTGCGGTAGGTACTCACGCCACTTTCTTACAGCAGTGGGATGCAGCTGGATCTGGGTATGTTGAAGAGGATGATGTTAAACGAGATAGTGGTACATACAGTTTTAACTTAAATAAACCACTCAGAACATATGCAAGTAAAACAGATTAAAAAAAAAGCTGCTAAAGTAGTTAAGAGCTATACTAAGCCTGTATTATATATACTATTGAGCTTAGTATTATTGTATGGAGCTATCTATTTACTTACAAGAAAAGAGTACATGCCTGCAGATTTGCAAGCAACTATCGATTCGCTGACTAATGCTAACATAAAATTAACAGAACATCAAAAACAAATTGATAGTACTATACAGGTATATGAAGCTGTGGTTAGAGAGGTTGACAATCAAATAGATCATATAAAAGAAAAGACTACTATTATTCGTGAGTACTACCACGAACAAAGCCAAGCGGCTAGTTCATATACTCCAACACAAGTAGATTCTTTTTTTAGAAGCAGATACGGTTATTAACGGTTACATAATGGTTGTGGATTATAAAATCTAAAAACAACAATTATGAATTTTAAAAAATGGATCTTAGATTTGTTCAAAGATGAACGCGGATCAACATCAATCAAACCAGTAGTAGCCTTTATTGGTACTTTATTTCTTTGTGGCACATTAGTTGCTAATTCATTCACAGAAGAACACTTCAAACCAGCTGATTCATTAGTAGATGCAGTTATGATTATTACAGCCATTGGTATGGGTGCTGATAGTTTAGATAAGTTTTCAAAAAGAAAACATCAAGAAGAACCTAAAGTAGAAGAATAATGAAAAAATTAATTATAGTATTAGTATGTATAGCTATATCACTAACTACATCTGCTCAAAAATCTAAGCCACAACCTTGGTCATTAAGCACCAGTTTAGGATATATCGAGGTAGTAACTCCTTATTCAGGATCTAATTTATGGACATCAGTTAATGTTGGTTATAGCGTTAAAAGATGGTCATTTGGTACTTGGGTAGGATGTAATTACTGGGTTAAGGGAACACAACCAGATTTTAGAGTTGGCGTATCAACCAACTACACAATTAAAAAGTGGTAAAAAATGAAAGATATAGGAATAACTCTTAGTTTTTTAATAAGTGGGTTATTTGGAGCTATATTAATGGCATCTAAACAAGCCAAAGGAAATATTAAATCAATAATAATATCTATTGTGGGAGGTATGGCCTCAGCTAATTATCTTACACCGGTATTGATTGAAATGCTAAAACTTGAAGAAACTAAACTACAAAATGGATTAGCTTTCGTTATAGGATTTTTAGGATTGAAATTAGTAGAGGTAGTAAGTGAAAAGTTTCTAAATAAAATAATAGCAGTTGACGAACCTAAAAATAAAACAACAAAAAAGAAAACAGTTACTAAAAAAACCAAACCAAATGTTAGAAAAATTAAAAAATAAGCTTTGGATTGTTATAATACCAGTTGCCATTATAGTATTGTTATCAATCTCAGCTATCAAGGATATTGAAAAATCCCACATTGAATTAGATAATGGTAAACGTACCGCGTATTATCTAAGATCATCAACTGACAGTTTAACTTACCTAGGGGCGGCTTACACAGCTACAGGTAATGAAAAATTTATCAATCAATTTAACGATCATTTAGAAAGAAGAAAAGAAATAAAGTTTGATATTGATGAAGATGCTTTAGTTTATTATAACGAAGGTCTTAGATTAAGTAATTTACTTGCAGCTGAAATAGAAGGACCAGCATTTAAAGCAATGGATAGTAAAGCGTTTTTTGGTGATAAATACTTGTCATATAAAACAGGAATAATTAATAGTATTGAAAGTTTAAGAATTACAGTTTATAATAAGTCAAACTCTAAATTACAAAGAGCAATATTAGAGCTCAACATTTACATCTACGCTTTAATTTTTATTGTATTAGGTTTAGTAGTGTTTATTAAATTTAATTCTACCCCTCCAATTAAAACAAAATCCACTAATAAAAAGAAAATACCAATTAAAAAATCTAAAAATGGCAAACGAAGAAGTTAAAGAGTCAACATCAACACAAGTAGGTAATACTACACTAACAGCAGAAACTGGAGCAAGTGCAGAAGCACATGCTGGAGTAGCAGTAACAGACACATCAGTATCAGCGACAGCAGGTGTATCAGCAGAAGTAGATGCATCAGTATCTAGTACAACTGAATTTGATGGAGCTACATTAACAAATGAAGCACATGCTATAGCAGAAGCACATGCTGAAGCAACAGCAGAAGCAGGATGGGATGGTAGAGATGCTAGTGCTAATGTTAGTGTGGAAGCAGGAGTAAGTGCTGAGGTAGGTACTAGTTCAACTGTAGAAACAGATCATGGAACATACGGTGTTCATGCTGAAGCAACAGCAGAAGCAAGCGCATACGCAGGGGCAAATGCCTCAGTAGGTGAACACGGAATAGAAGGTAATGCTGGAGCAATGGCTGGAGCATCAGTAGGTGTAAATGTAGGTACAACTGCCGAATATGGAGATGTATCAGCAGAAGCAAATGCTGGTGTTAGTATAGGAGTACAAGTTGGAGCTGAAGTTGGTGGTGGTGCTACAATGGAACATGGAGTAGTAACTGTAGGAGTAGAAGGAGAAGTAGCATTATTAGCAGGAATTGAAATAAATACCTCAATATCAGTAGATATAAATGATGAAATTAAAGCAACAGAAAAAGCAGCCGCCGAAGCAGCAAAAGTAGTAGAGGTAGCAGCAGCAGTTGCTAAACACGAGGCAGAAGTAGCAGCTGCAGAAGCTAAAAGAATAGCTGAACATCAAGCAGCAGTTGCTAAAGCTGAGGTTGAAAGACAAGCAGCAGTTGTTAAACACGAGGCAGAAGTAGCAGCTAGAGCAGCACAAGACGCAGCTAATAGAGCAGCAGAAGAAGCTAAAAAAATAGTTAATAAAGCAAATCCTAAAAATTGGTTTAAATAATAAAAATAAAATAAAATGGACATTAACAAACTAAAAGGACACATCCCGGATAGCGTCATAGCAATGTTACCGGATACAATGACAAAATTTGAATTGAATACCCCACTCCGCTTAGCTCATTTTCTAGCTCAAGCAGGACATGAGTCAGGTGGTTTCAAAGCAGTAAACGAAAATTTAAACTATGGTGCTAAAGGATTGTTAGGAATATTTAAAAAATATTTCCCAACACCTGAAAAAGCAGCATTGTACGAACGCAAGCCAGAAAAGATTGCTAACCTAGTATACGGTGGTAGAATGGGTAACGGAGCTGAAGCAACTGGTGAAGGATATAAATTCCGTGGACGTGGCTACATTCAGTTAACTGGTAAAGATAACTACAAAGCATTTGATGCGGTTGTACCTGAAAATTTACTTGAATCACCAGATCTAGTAGCAACTAAATATCCATTATTATCTGCTGCTTGGTTCTTTCATAAAAATGGATTACATAAAATAGCTGATGGTGGGGCTACAGATGCTGTAGTAACATCAGTTACAAAACGTGTTAATGGTGGAACTACTGGTTTACCTGATAGACTTAAACACTTCAAAGAATATTATACATTACTAAAATAAAATATATGATAAAGTTATTATTGATTGTACTACTATCAATACCTGTTCTTGTAAAATCTCAAACAGTAACCTACGATAGTGCTAGAAACGTTAACTACACGGTTGTTGACACAATTAAATTACCATACCCAGTAGCTAAGCAGATTACCTTAGATCTAATTAGTGGTGATAGTGCCAAAGCTGAATTAAAACTAACAAATGAGAATGTTACATTACTAGAAAAGAAAGTAACATTAAAAGATAGTATTATTTCAGGACACGTTCAAAAAGGCATTATGTATGAAGAACGTATCCAAAATGAACAATTAAAATTTGACGCCCAAGGATTATGGGTTAAAGATTTACAAAAACAAAATAAGAAATTTAAAGTAAAATTAACATTCACTAGAATAACACTTAGTGCTATTATTGGTGGAA